GAGGCGTTTACCGCAAGATCGAGAGTGGCGAACTGGAGACGGTACCGGGTCCAGACGGCAGCCCACGGATCGAGAGCGACGGGCTGATAGAGCGATGGCGTGAGATCACGCGAGAGCAGAGCAACAGTCCGGCACCACTGCGACCAGCGGCCGAACGGACCAAAGCCAAGCCAGAGCCCGAGCTCCCCCGCAGTCGTCGGGCATCACGGGCTGTAAGTGGTGAGGATGTCCCGAACCTCAATGATGAACGGGCACTGCATGAGCGCGAGAAGCGGATGCTGGCGGAACTGGCGCGGCAGGAGAAAGAGGGTGAGCTATTGCAGCGCGAGGATGTGACGCAGGCATGGAGCCAGGCCGTCAACCTTGCCCGCGTCAAGCTGTTGGGTGTGCCGTCTACGGTGAAACAACGGATCCCGCACCTAGAGGTGGAGGAGATCGAGGTGATCACGGGCCTGATCCGTGAGGCGCTGGAAGAACTGTCGAGTGGGGAGGTGACGGCATGATTACAGCAGACGTAGGCGAGCTGACGCGGCAGATTCTGGCGGGCTTCAAACCGCCGCCGCGGTTACGGCTGAGCGAGTATGCAGATCAGTTTGCTGTGATGACCGGCAGCGCAGCGGAGAAGGGCAGATGGAATACGCTGCCGTATCAACGCGAGATCCTGGATTGCTTCACCGATCCAACAGTAGAAACGATCGCATGCATGAAGTCTGCCCGTGTGGGATGGACGAAGATGATAGGCGTCGCCGTGCAGTTTTATAGTCATCAGGACCCATGCCCGGTGATGATTGTTCAGCCGGTGAAAGAAGACGCAGAAGGATATAGCAAGGAAGAAATCAAACCACTGTTTGAGGATACGCCATGCTTGCGTGGCCTGATCACAGAAGCCAAGGCCCGCAATACTACCAGCAATACAATTTTGTTGAAACAGCTTAGCAATGGCGGGCTGATTGACATCGTGAACGCAGCTAGCGGCCGTAGCTTCCGACGCAAGTCTAGGAAGGTGGTGTTCTTCGACGAGGTTGACGCTTACCCGAAACTTGATGAAGGCGATCCAATTAAGCTAGGCCGGAACCGGGCAGATTATTACTGGGACCGCAAGATAGCGTTAGGTGGTACGCCAATTTTTGCGGGCGGCAAGACTGAAGAATGGTTTCTGCTGGGAGACCAGCGCCGGTATTTCGTGCCCTGTCCGCACTGCCAGGCGATGCAGGTGCTTAGGTGGGAGCAGATGGAGAAGGAGGGTATCGCGGCCGGATCGTATCGCTGCGAGAACTGCGACGAACTGATCCCGCATAGCAGAAAACGATGGATGGTAGAGCGGGGCGAGTGGAGGCCAACAGCCAACCCAAACCGCCGGAACGATAAAGGCGAACTAATCCAGCGGCCGGGGCTGCGGTCGTATCACATCTGGGCAGCGTATAGCTACAGCCCCGCGGCGGACTGGGGCGTGCTAGTGCGAGAGTACAACGAGGCTCTGGAGGCGATGCGTAAGGGCGATCCTGACGCAATGCAGACGTTCCATAACACCGTGCTAGGGGTGCCATGGGAGGATACGATTAGCGGCAAGCTGACGGGCGATGGGCTGGCGGAACGCAGGAAGAACGAATCCGCCGGCAATGGTTACGCGGTTGGTGTCGTGCCTGCTGGTGTGCTGCTGATCACGGCAGGCGTTGACGTACAGGGCGGTGGTGGAACGGTCGGGGAACGGTTGGTGGTGACGTTCTGGGGATGGGGCAGGGGAGAGGAAGGCTGGCATCTGGGGCATTTTGAAATCGACGGCGACCCGCAGCAGCCGGAGACCCTGGCGCAGCTTGATCAGGTAGCAGCGACCAAATGGCAGCGAGAGGATGGGATCGCGCTACGGCTCAGCCTGGGAGCAATCGATGATGGCGGCATCGCGACGCAGGAGGTCCGGGAATGGTGCCGCACTCGATCGGCTCAGTGGGTGCCGGTGAAGGGTGCGCCGCAGAAGGGGAAACCGCTGATCGGCCGCGGCGTACCGGTGGATGTGAACCGGAAAAACCAAGCCACGAAAAAAGGTGTGATGCTGTATGGCGTGGGATACGACGCGAGTATCAACCACCTGCAGGGGCGGCTCAGGGTGGAGCAGCCAGGCCCTGGATACCTGCATTTGGGGACCGCAGCTACTGATCAGTTCCTGGCTGAACTGTTCCCGTGGAAGCGGATACCGAAACGGGACAACGGCCAGACGGTCTACAGCTGGGTTCTGCCGAAGGGAGCGCGAGACGAGGGGGGCGACTGCACGCGCTACGCGTATGCAGCATTCCAGCTAGTGGCTCGACGCTACAACCGGGCGACGATGTGGGACCAGCTAGAGCAGGGTCTGAAGGCCCCAGCGCCGCGACGGCGAGCAGCGCCAGCGCCAGCGCCAGCGGGTGGTGGGTTCGTGTCTGGCTGGTGACGGTTAGAATGATGGCATGACGATTCCAGCAACAATCCGAGCCGGTGTAACGGTTGAATGGATCGAGCCTGCAACGGTTGATCTGGACGGCAACGCGGCGACCTCCAGCAGCTGGTCGATGGTTGCATATTTGAGGTTCAATGCAGCGGCCGAGGGGGCAACGGTAACCGGCGTGCCCCGAACGGATGGCGGCTGGGATATGGCGATTGCTGCCGGGACACCTGCCGGCTTTGATGCTGGCACGTGGTACTGGGAGACCAGGGCAACGAGCGGCGCCACGGTTCTGGCGGTAGGTGCTGGCACGTTTGAGGTGATCCCGAGTCTGGCATATGCCGGAAGCCCCGCGGCATTTGATGGCAGGAGCGAAACTGAAAAAGAGCTAGAAGAAGTACGGCAAACGATCCGGGCGATTATCAGCAAAGGTGCCAAGTCTTATACGATCGGAAGCCGCAAGTATGATGCAGCGGATCTAGGCCCGCTCATGGAACGGGAGTCACAGCTTAAGGCGATTGTGGCTAGAGAGCGAGCAGCGGAGAAGGTAGCGGCTGGCCTGGGTGATCCTAGGAGTCTGTATGTGAGGTTTAGCATCTAATGGCCAAACGGAAGAAGTCAAAGCAACAGCGACCACAGCAAGGCCGGCAGCGAGCGTATGAAGGCGCGATGATGTCGCGCCTTACTGCTGATTGGTTGACCAGCTCAACATCAGCGGATGCGGAGATTGATGGGAGCCTGGTACGGCTGCGGAATCGATCGCGGCAACTGCTGAGGGATAACGGTTATGCCCAACAGGCATTGCGCTGTGTCGTCTCAAATGTGATCGGCACCGGCATCAGAATGCAGGCCCAGTTGCCCGCGATCGAACGCGGCTGGTCGACATGGTGTCATGCTGATAGATGCCATGCAGCCGGCCAGCTGAGTCTGCATGAAATCGCCCGTTTGGCTTGGCGAGCCATTGCCGAATCCGGCGAGGTGTTTATCCGATTGGTTCCTGAGTCGATGGGTGCTGGCATAGTGCCGCTTGCGCTTGAGATCCTGGAAGCCGATCTCTGCGACGAGATGCACACGGTAGGCCCTGATGAGCAGGGTAACGAGTGGCGGATGGGCGTAAGGGTAAACAAATGGGGGCGGCCGATTCAGTACCGATTCAAGACGCGGCATCCTGGCGACGTATCGGGCGCCGTTGGTTACTCCAACATTGACGTGCCAGCCGATCAGATCATCCATCTTCGACGGATTGAACGACCCGGCCAGACTAGGGGCGTGCCATGGTTTGCGGCAGCAATGAAGTCACTGCACCACCTGGCCGGCTACCAGGAGGCCGAGGTAGTGAGAGCCCGTGCGTCATCTTCGCTCATGGGTTTCATCACATCCCCAGAGGGTGAACTGATCGGCGATGATGTCTACGATAGTGACCGCGTAACAAACTTTGAGCCTGGAGTATTCAAATACCTGCCGCCAGGTGCAAATGTATCAGTTCCCCAGCTGGATGCACCAGATGGGCAGTTCGAGCCATTTTTACGCGCGATGCTTAGGGGCGTGTCGGCATCAACGGGCTGCAGCTTCGAGCAGGTAAGCAACGACTACAGCCAGAGCAACTACAGCTCGAACCGCATGAGTCGGCAGGATTCCATAGAGATGTGGAAGGGCGAACAACAATACGCGATCGAGCACTTTTACCGGCCGATCTTCGCCCAGTGGATGGATGCCGCTGTATCAGTCGGTGTGTTACAACTGCCCAACTATGAAGCGATGCGCGATCGATACCATGAAGTTCGATGGTATCCGAGGGCTTGGGGCTTCCTGGATCCAAAGGTTGAGATCGAGGCGTATAAGGATGCGGTCCGCTGCGGGTTCATGACCCAGGCGCAGGTTGTAGCAGAGCAGGGCGGCGACCTTGCAGAGTTGATGCGCGACCTTGCGGCAGAACGCAAGCTAGCGCAGGAACTGGGCTTGACCCTCGACATCGATGCAGGGAAGGTCAGCGGTGCCGGTCTGACGCAGGCCAGGCCACCAGGATCGATTATCCCGCAGGATCCGTACGCTGCGGATGACACTGCAGCGCAAACGAACGGCGAGCAGGAAGACCCCGACAACGACCCCGACGACAACGAGGAGGCTTCCACCTAATGGCCAACGTCAGAGAAGAACGCGCGGCTGCCGCTATGCTGGGCTCAGATACCGTCCGGTCGTTGGAACTACGCGAGATTAACAGGGAGCCGCTTTTCCGCAATGCGGTAGTAGCGACCTGGTGTCGCGCAGACGACGATCCCGACGTAGTTGAGTTCAGCTTCTCCTCAGAGGAGCCGGTTGAACGCTATTTCGGGATGGAAGTGCTGAGCCATGAACCTGGCGCCATGAACATGGCCCGCCTTAATTCCGGGGCGGCTCCATGGCTCTGGAACCACAACCCTGATGTGGTTCTTGGTGGAGTCGAGAAGGCTTGGCAGGGAGACGATGGGCGCGGCATGGTTCGCACCCGTTGGAGTCCTAACACCAAGTCTGAAGGTTCCGAGGAATGGAAGGTCAGACAGAACTGGGAGGCGGGCATTATCCGCAACGTCTCGTTCATGTACTCCATTGATGCTCCGCTCGATGTCAAATCGCGCGATGGTGTAGCGCTGGTAACAGCGTTCACCCCGATGGAGGTCTCTACCGTTTCCATTCCAGCCGACCATACGGTCGGTCAAGGCCGAGCAATCGGCAATCCCGCGGCTCCGGCCGCAGACCAAACCCACCCCCCAACTCAACCCGTGGAATCCACTATCAATCTCGACGAGGTGCGGGCTCAGGCTGCGGCCGATGAGCGCACCCGCGTTTCTGCTATCACCGGCCTGTGTCGGACTCATGCTGCCGAGGATCTGGCTCAGGGCTTGATCGAACGTGGCGCCAGTGAGGTCGATGCCATGCGCGAAGTGCTCGCCGCTATCGGCAAGCGCAACACTCAGCCTGCAACTCCTAAGGCTGCCGCGGCCCAGCCGATCGCCTCTGGCGGCGGTTCGGCTGACATCGGCCTGACCGATAAAGAGGCCCGGTCTTTCAGTTTCCTTAAGGCGATGCGTGCCCAGCTGTTCCCCAACGAACGGCAATTCCAGGAGGATGCCGCGTTCGAGCGCGAGGCTAGCAAAGCGGCGGCTGAGCGTATGGGCATGAGCCCTAAGGGTCTCCTGATCCCTAATGATGTTTTGAGCCGTGCTCTGACCGCTGGCACCGCTGCTACCGCTGGGGATCTGATCTTTACCGATGCCCGCCCCGGTAGCTTCATCGAGCTGCTGAGGAAACGCAACTTCCTCACCGGCCTGGGTGTAACGATCCTTTCCGGTCTTACCGGTCCCGTGGGAATCCCTAAGCAGACCGGCGCCTCTCAGGTTTACTGGAAAGGTGAAGGCGTAGCGGCCGCCGAATCCGAGCCGAGCGTGGGTCAGGTCACAATGACCCTGAAGGAGATGAGCGCATGGACCCGGTTCAGCCGGTCGCTGATGCTCCAGAGCTCCATTGATGTTGAGACCTTTGTCCGTAACGACATCGTTACGGTCATGGCCCTGGAGCAGGCACGGGTAGCGCTGTACGGCCTGGGATCCTCGTCTCAGCCTGAAGGCTTGAAGATCACTACCGGCATCAACCCTAAGGACTTCAACGCCAACCAGCCGACCTATGCGGAACTGGTGGACATGGAAACGTTGATTGCCGCCGATGATGCCGACATCGGCACCATGGGATACGTCACGAACGCCACCATCTACGGCGGTTTCAAGACCACTGAAAAAGCGGTCGGAACGGCGCAGTTCGTTCTGGAGCCTGGCGGCACCGTGAACAGCTATAACGTTGTTCGCTCCAATCAGGTGGAAGCCGGGGACGTGTTCTTCGGGGTCTGGAGTCAGCTCGTCCTGGGCTTGTTCGGTGCCGTTGATCTTCAGGTCAACCCGTACTCTGAAGACAAGGAGGGTAACATCCGAGTAGTTGCCCATCAGGCGATTGATTATGCAGTCCGTCATCCGCAGGCGTTCTGCCGCGGTAACAACACCCTCTGATGATCATGCGGATTAGGATTTTACGCCAAACCTCAATCAGTGGCCAAACCGTCAGGGTTGGCGATGTGGTGGAGGCAACCCCTGCTGATGCTCGGCTGCTGCTGGCCATGGGTAGGGCGGAACAGGCGCCAGATCCTGATCCCGTGGTGATCACTCCCGTAGAGGCGCCAAAGCCTCGTTCCCGCAAACTAACCCCCCAATAGATCATGGCCGTTCATGAACTGTCGCTGGACAAGCTCCAGCACTTCACCCTCCTGGCTACAACCACCATCACCGCCACCGGTAACCAAACCGGCGTAGACCTCAACGGCTACGAAGGCGATGTTCAGATTATCCTGTCCGGCACTGCTGCTGGCGCTGGCGCTGATCTGACCTTTCGGATTGAGGAATCGGCAGACGACTCGTCCTATACCGCAGCGACTGGCGGCGGCTTTACGGCGATCGGCAACACAGCAGCAAAGCAGGTAATCACCCTGAACAGTAATGACCTCAAGCGTTACATCCGCCTGAGCTGCACTGCTGAGACTGGAACCGCTTCCAGTGCTGTTACCTGCTTTGGCTACGGTCTGAAGAAGTACAGCTGATGGCCCCGCTTCTGATCGATGATCTGGATCTATTTCTAGAGGATTTCGCGGTCCCTGTGACGGCGAATGGCACTAGCGGCTCTGGGATTCTCGATCAGAACAGCGAGGTTGTAATTGGCGGTGAGGTAGTCATGATTGACTATCTGTTGACCGTCAAGACTGCGGAGTTTGGGGCTCTGTCCTACGGTGATCTGATCACCGTGGATGGGGCCTCGTTCCGTGTCGAGCATGAGCCATTGCGCGATGGTGACGGCAGGACTGCACAGGTGCCACTGGTGTGGGTATCCGGGACGGTCCCTGCAGGGTATAGCCTAACCGATGATCTGCTGAGCGATTTTGGCGTGACAGTTACGATCGGCGGCACTACAGGTCTTGGCATTCTTGACAAGGATTCTGAGATTGTGCTGGGCGGTCAGGCTGTAAAGATTGCCTATACGTTGACAGGTCTTACGTCATTTGTTGGCAGCCTGGAGTATGGCGACACGTTGTCAGCCGATGGTGTGACGTATCGAGTTGAGCACGAACCGATGCGGATTGATGATGGCGGGTATTGTAAGGTGCCGCTGATGCCTGCAGTTGTGGTTGC